AGCTGGTCTGTGTATGTAGTATCCCACGAAAAAGAGAATTCGTAAGGGGTTAGAGCAGTTGTATAATAAGTATCGTCGTATCTAGCGTATACCGTTCCATCGTCGTTTAATTGAGGAACAGTGATTTGAGCTGAAGTATCTCCCCATAAATACTCTTCAATAGTCAAAGTATCAGTTGCTGGGTCATATTTAAACCCATAGAAATTTTGTTTTGACTTTGCAGAGCTACCAGATAGAGATAAGAATCCAGCCATTAGGGTGTAATCTCCGTTCCAAATACGCTTACGCTAAGGTTGTTGTTTCCACCGTTTATCGTTATTACATCTGCTGCGTCTATGGTTATTCCGAAAGAAAGAACAGTAGTGTCATTTCTATCAATCGGGACGTCATAGGCGACGTAGTGCTTGTTTTCTATAGAAGCACCGTTAGGACGTACAGCTAGCTTAAACGTGGTGTTTTCAGTCCCACGGTTAGCAATCACAATGCTGCTGATTACAGCTTGAGTACTTGAGGGTACGGTATAAGCATTTGTGTCAACGCTAGCCGTAGATACGACTTGCCCAAGAACTTTATATGTTGTGGCCACTGTGTTCCTTTCTTGTTAAGTTTACTAAATTGTTCCGAATAAAAATGGATGTAGCTGTGCATCTGCTGCTGGTCCAGTTGGACCTGTTGCACCTGCAGGACCTGTAGGACCAGTTACTCCAGGGTCACCTTGTGGTCCTGTTGGACCTGTGACTGAAGGACCTGTTGGTCCAGTTGGTCCAGGAACATTAGATGCAGCACCAGTCGGACCTGTTGGTCCAGTAACTGATGGACCTGCTGGTCCTGTAGGACCTTGAAGTGTAGAAGCAGGACCAGTTGGTCCAGTTGCTCCTGTAGGTCCTGTAGCACCAGCAGGACCTGTTGGTCCAGCTACTGTGCTAGCAGCACCAGTTGGTCCTGTTGGACCTACTGAACCAGTTGGTCCAATATCAGAGTTTGCCCACTCTACCCAATAAGAATCGTAGTAAACATAATTACGTGCGTTGTTTGAATTAAACCAGACATCACCTGCATTAGGAGAAGCAGGTGCAGTAATTCCTACATAAAAAATACCTTGTGGTCCAAGTGCACCAGTTGGTCCCGTCGGACCAGTAGAACCAGTTGGTCCAGTTACACCAGCAGGACCTGTTGGTCCAGTTTCTCCTTGCGCTGCTGCAGTTCCAGGAATACCTTGCGGACCTGTCGCACCAGTTGGTCCAGTAGGACCAAGTAAACCTTGAGCACCTGTTGGACCAGTTGGTCCAGGTACTGTGCTTTCTGCACCTGTTGGTCCAGTAGCACCAGTTGGTCCGGTTGCACCTGCGGGACCTGTAGGTCCCTCTACTGTGCTAGCAGCACCTGTTGGACCAGTCGGTCCAGTAGCACCAGTTAATCCTGTAGCTCCTGTGGCACCAGTTGGTCCAGTAGCTCCCACATTTCCTTGAGTTCCAGTCGGTCCAGTAGGTCCTTGTAATCCTGTGTTTCCTGTAGGACCTTGTGGTCCAGTAACTGTACTTGCCGCACCTGTTGCTCCTGTCGGTCCTTGTATACCTTGTGGACCTGTTGGTCCTTGAATGTTTCCAACATTTTCCCAAACGTCATTTGCTTGGTCCCATACATAAAGATTTCCATTTACAAGATAACCATCCCCTGGATTACCAGTTGGTTGTGCAGCATTAAGAGCTGCTTCACTTGAATAAGAACCTAATATATTTACGCCAACACCAGCAGGACCTGTAGGTCCAGTGACACCTGCAGTACCTGAAGCACCAGTTGGTCCTGTTGCACCAACAGGGCCCAGTGGTCCTGTTACACCTTGCGGTCCTGTAGGACCTGTTACACCTTGCGGACCTGTGGCTCCTGTAGGGCCTGTAGCGCCAACAGGGCCTGCAACAGAAGATGCGCTACCTGCAGGACCTGTTGGTCCCGTAGCGCCTGTAGGACCTTGTGAGCCTGTTGTACCAGTAGAAACAGTTACTTGAACAGGAGCTTGTGGCGTGACAATAATTTCATCAGGCATCAGTCAGTAACTTCTCTTTCGCAGAATATTTGTCCGCGAATATATGTCTGTTCAAAGGTTGAATCACTTAAAGATGTGGCTTGTAAATCCCAGAACGCTCTAACAGGGATAACTTGAGTCTGTGCACTTGTTAAAGCAAGTCTTAGTTTCTTAGTTGGAGCGTCTTCAACTGTGATTGTAAATGTAGCCCACAGTGATGGAGAGCTAGGATATGTTCTAATTTGGGCTTTAAATACTAAATCATTAAAATTAGTGCTGTCTGGAAAATCAAATATTCCATACCAAGAGTCGCCCTGCTGAAGGATGATGTCATAAATTCCAGCTGTGCTTGGAAGAGGCGTTCTTCCAGTCATATCATTTGGAAGGTATACACGCTCTGGACGACGTGAGTCATCGATTTCTTGAGGCATGAATATCGGAACAAGCTTGTTAGTAGTTCTGCTTACTCGACGTAGAGTAGCAACCTCAATGCGATGAATTCCTATATTTAGAGCAGCGCATAGCATTTTGTACTGTTCCATGCGTTGTTGTATAAGATTTGTAAGCTGGTGGTATCTCTCAGAACGCGGGATGGTCACGCCGTCTGGTGCGAAGATGTTGATATCAAAGGCAGCGTCTGTAGCCAATGTATACAGTCCTTCTATAGACGCCAAGATAGTTACTGGGTATACCTCAACCTCAGGAAGCATGCCAATAGTCATAGCTCTTCCATAGCTATCTGTTCTATTAAAGGTGTGTTGAGTTACTGCAGTATTAACAAAATAGGTAATTTCTGAATCTGAAAAGTATCTAAAGACGCTTCCTGTCACAGTAATAACTGCGTTATTAGCAGGAGCTGTTACGAAGTGAATAACTCCGTGTTGAGCCTCAATAGTAAAATGAGTTGGGTTAGCTCTAGCGACACCGTTTACGGTCACTAATAGTGTTGATGTATCAACGGGCTTGACGCCAAGAACAAAATCTACGGTACTTCCGTCACCTGTGAAAGTCTTCGTGAATTGTTTGGGTTGGTCACCAAGCTCCATACGGACCTTAGATACTAGGTCTGCAAGAGTTGCCACATTTACTCCTTATTCACGCATAACAGGCTACTCTAATGGTGCCGTGTAGCAGGTTTAAAAACTGGTTAAACGAAACAGCGGGCTACAAATAGCGCCCGCTGCCCCGCCTAATCGTGCGTTTAGAGAATCTGAGCCACGTATCCTTTTTCCTGAAGGTGAGCTGCAACGTCTTTAGTAACAGAATATTTGTTACCAACTTTGAACGTATAGCTAGTTCCTGCACCTAAAGTCATGTTTTCAATGTCATCTGTAACACGGATAACTACTGTGTCGTTTCCAACTGCTCCAGTTGTTTTAACTTCATCAACTACGATAGTGGTTAGACGGTTTGGCTTTGTTGCGTCGATGATTTCGTTCTCTGCTTTGAACTGCGCTTCCGCAGTAGCTAGAGACATTTCACCTGCACGCTTTGATTGCTCTTCAGCAAATTCTTTAGCAAGGGCTTCTCGCTGGCGTCCTGTGTAATCAGTCGCCTTCGGTCTATTATTAGCCACGTTATATCCTCCGATTTAGTATCTGTTGTTTTTGGTTAGGGGCGGGTTTTTAGGCCCGCCCCCGAACTTTTTAAATTAGTTGGTTTCTGCAATAACTACAGCCTGGTCAGTAATTAGACCAAGACCGAAGATTGAGTACCAAGCAAGTGCATGCTCACGACCGAAGTCAAGGATACCGCCATCGCGGAGCTCAACTGGTAGAGAGATTGCGTGACCGAATGCGTTATCTCCAATGAAGATAGAGTCATAGCGGTCTGAACCACCGTTACCGGTAAATTCAGCTGGTGAAATATATCCGCCGCCTGCTGTAACTGTTGGAGTTGTAGCAGTATCGGCTGAGTAAGAAGTACCAGCACCACCAGCGACCTTGCGGACCTGAGTGGTTTCGATGAATACGCAGTCGTATAGACGTCCGATTTCACCAAGCATGAAGTTTCCAGGAGCGGCGTACTTCGTTACTTCGATGAACTCAGGAACGTCACGTAGACGACGTGATTGGTGAGGGTGAACGAATGCCACATAGGTCTCACCTAAGCGTGGAATGTTCTTTGTTGACAAGGTCTCAACTGCATCCTTGACTACGTGAGGAGTCATGTTGAATGCACCGGTCATGCTTGCACGAGTTGTGCCTACAGTTCCGTAGCCGTACCAGTCATTAGCAGCAGAAAGACCAGAACGGTCTTCTCCGTAAATCTTGGATGTTGCTGAGTAGAGAGTGTCGCGGCTCAACTTATCAAGATAAAGAGCCATGTTGCGTCCTAGAAGACGTGAAGCAGAAGCCATAACGTCATCGAAAGAAGCATTAAGTAGTAGCTCAGAAACTGCAAGAGCATATCCATGCTCAGATACAGTAATTGAGAACTGTTGCGCTGTTAGCGCATTTGTCTGCATACGTACACCTTCGACAAGTGCGTTAGCAAAGCCGAGGTTGTTGTAACGTAGGAAGTTGATTTGAAGACCAGGTGCAACACCAAGTTCAGTCTTCTTGACTGCGAATTGCTCAAAGCGAAGGATTGGCATTGCCTGGAAAAGGATTTCCTTTGACCAGATTTGCTGAATCGCTTGAGTCAACTGTGTGTTGGTACCTGAATAGGCTGTTGGGGCTGCGGCTAGATTGCCGGTACCCGTAATACCAGATGCCATTTAGTTATACTCCTTAGTTGGAATTTGGATTTGGGGGTTTAGCCGAACAATCCCGAGCCTTGACCCTGAGCTTTTGGACTCAAAAGTCTTTGGCGATATTTTGCGTATTCGTTCATCGGCATAGCTGA